GGGCTTGGGCTTGGCGGGTAACGCTTTCAAGAAGGTCTACTACGATCCGAACCTCGAACGCCCGGTGGCTACGTTTGTACCGGCTGAAGACATGGTGGTCCCGTATGGCGCATCGAGTTTGATGACTGCGGAGCGTGTAACCCATGTTATGCGGAAGACTAAGAACGAAATCGTGCGTCTTCAGGCCGCAGGGTTTTATGTTGACGCCGAACTTGGCGAGCCGGTAGCGACCTTTGACGAGGTTGAGAAGAAGATTGCTGAGAAGATGGGGTTCCAAGCCACCTCAGATGACCGGTTCAAGCTGCTTGAGATGCACGTTAACCTCGATCTTCCGGGTTTTGAGGACATGGAAGACGGGGAAGAGACGGGAATTGCTCTGCCTTACGTGGTCACGATTGAGAAAAACACGCAAACCGTGCTGGCCATCCGCAGAAACTGGAACCCAGACGACCCTCTAAAGCTCAAACGGAACCATTTTGTTCACTACGGCTACGTTCCGGGCTTTGGTTTCTACCACTTTGGCCTGATTCACTTGATCGGAGCGTTTGCCAAGTCTGGAACCTCTCTGATCCGGCAGCTTGTAGACGCTGGAACCCTATCGAACCTCCCTGGCGGCTTCAAAACCCGTGGTTTGAGGGTCAAAGGTGACGATACGCCCATCTCTCCGGCCGAATGGAGGGATGTAGATGTCGCCTCCGGGACGATCAAAGACAACATCCTGCCGCTTCCGTACAAAGAACCCAGTCAGGTTTTGGCAGGATTGCTCGACAAGATCATTGATGAGGGCAGGAGGTTCGCATCTGCGGCTGATCTGAAGGTTGCAGACATGTCCTCCCAGAGTCCGGTGGGTACCACCCTAGCGATTCTGGAGAGAACGCTCAAGATCATGTCGGCCATCCAGGCTCGGATTCATTACTCGATGAAACAGGAGTTCAAGCTCCTGAAGACCATCATTCGGGACTACACCCCGGAGGAGTATGACTACGAGCCGGTGGAAGGCACCCGTAGGGCCAAGAAGGGTGACTACGATCATGTCGATGTCATCCCGGTTTCTGATCCCAACGCCGCAACAATGTCGCAGAAGGTGGTTCAGTACCAGGCTGCGCTTCAGCTCGCACAATCGGCACCCCAGTTGTACGACCTCGCCCAGCTTCATCGGCAGATGTTGGATGTACTGGGTATCAAGAATGCGTCCAAGCTGGTGAAACTTGAAGACGATGAGAGGCCGACGGATCCGATTACCGAGAACATGAACATGCTTAGGATGAAGCCGCTCAAGGCGTTTTCATTCCAAGACCAAGATGCTCATATTGCAGCGCACCAAGCGTTCTTGCAGGATCCGAAGACTGCACAGATGATCGGTCAGAATCCTTTGGCCAATCAGATGATGGCGGCTATGCAGGCGCATATTGCAGAGCACTATGCCTTCGCATACCGCAACATGATTGAGCAGCAGGTAGGGGGTCCGTTGCTTCAGACGGGTGAGGATGAGCCTCTGCCTCCCGATATGGAGAACGCGGTGGCACGGATGGTTGCCCAAGCGGCCCAGCAGCTTACCCAGAAGCACATGGCCGAAGCCCAACAGCAGCAGGCCCAACAACAAGCCCAAGACCCGATCATTCAGATGCAACAGCAGGAACTCCAGCTCAAAGCGCAGGAGCTCCAGCGTAAGGCCCAGAAGGATCAGGTGGATGCTCAACTCAGGTTGCAGCAACAACAGATTGAACAAGAGCGCATTGCCTCACAGGAAAGGCAGGCGGTCGCAGCAATGCAGTCCCGAGAGGAGATCGAGGGGCTCAAGATTGGCATCGACATTGCCAAAAGCACCGAAGCCAGACCGGCCGAGGGCACAACCAAGGAGCGTAGATGAGCAAAGACCTTCTTCTGTATCTCTCAAAAAAGATACAAGAAGAGATGAATCAGATTGAAAACGATCTACCGATGGGCACGGCAAAGGACATTAGCGACTACAAGTACGCTTGTGGCGTTTACCGTGGCTTGATGGTAGCCAACAACATCTTGGCCGAAACCGCAGACCGGTGGGAGAGCATAGATGAGTGAACTTCTGATCGGCGCAGACCCCGATAATCCAGAAGCAGCTACGGTGTTACCCGACACCGCAGAACGCAAAGCGAAACAGTTGCCCGACCCATCTGGCTACCGGATCCTTTGTGCGATTCCTGAGATTGAAGATGTCTTTGATAGCGGGATTGTTAAAGCAGACATCACGATGCAACACGAGGAGTTACTCACCACGGTGTTGTTTGTGATCAAGCTCGGCCCAGACTGCTACAAAGACGAGAAGCGTTTTCCAAGTGGTCCTTGGTGCAAGGAAGGCGATTTTGTTCTAGTTCGTCCACACGCGGGCACTCGGCTCAAGATTCACGGTCGAGAGTTCCGGATCATTAACGACGATTCTGTCGAGGGAGTGGTAGAAGATCCTCGCGGCATCAGTCGCAAGTAAGGAGAGATCATGAACGATCCCAAACAAATCCCAGAGATTGATGTCGAGCTTGAAGAAACCCAGGTTGAGGTTGAAGACGATACTCCTCCAGAGGATCGTGGTAGGGAGCCTTTGCCTGGTGAGATTGTTAAAGAGCTAGAACAGGACGACCTTGAGGACTACTCGGAAAAGGTCAAGATTCGTCTGAAGCAGATGAAGAAGGTTTGGCACGATGAGCGTCGCGCCAAAGAGGCGGCAGACCGAGAGCGACAAGAAGCGATCGCGTTTGCCCAGCGAGTCTTGGCAGAAAACAAACACCTTAAAGATCGTGTGACCGATGCGGACAAGGAGCGTATTGAGCGTGAGCTTGATAAGGCTCGGCGTGAACATCAAGAAGCGTTTACTGCGGGTGATAGTGAAAGATTGTCCGAAGCCAGTGAAAAACTTGCTTTGGCACGAGTAAAGATGGAAAGCATTCAAAATGCGCCCTCTTTACAAGAAACTGAAGTTCAGGTAAATAATCAACCACAAGTTTCTACGCCGGATCAAAAAGCAGTTTCGTGGCAAGAGCGAAATCGCTGGTTTGGTACAAACCGTCTTATGACGGGAATGGCGTTAGGGCTTCATGAGGAGTTAGTGCAGGAGCATGGCCCTGCCTACGCCTCGACGGATGAATACTACTCACGGATCGACAAAGCGATGCGTGAGCGGTTTCCTGAGCAATTTGAAACGCAGACTGGGGGCGGCAAGCCTAGTCAGCGCACAGACAGCAGACCTGCCACGGTTGTAGCTCCGGCTTCGCGTAGCACTGCCCCCAAAAAGGTGATGCTGAAGCAGAGTCAAGTTGAGCTTGCTCGAAAACTTGGAATCCCGCCCGAAGCCTATGCTCGGGAATACGCAAAGCTACAGGAGCGATGAAATGGCTGAAAACCGACTTGCACGCAGTGTTGAAAACCGAGAAGCATCTATGCGAGTGGAATCGTGGCGTCGCCCAGAGGCGTTGCCCGAGCCCGATAAACAAGCTGGATACCAGTATCGGTGGATTAGGGTGACCTACCTTGGCCGTCCGGACGCCAAGAACATTTCCGCCAAAATGCGGGAAGGTTGGGAGCCGGTGCGGATTGAGGAGCAACCCAAATTTAAGTTCTTCCTTGATCCAGAAAGTCGCTTCAAGGACAACATTGAGGTCGCTGGATTGTTGCTCTGCAAGATGCCTGAAGACTTTGTTGAGCAGCGTGGTGCTTACTACGCAAAGCAGACAAAGGACAACATGACTGCTGTGGACAACAACTTCATGAAGGAAAACGATCCGAGGATGCCGCTTTTCTCTGAGAAGCAAACCAAGGTTCGTTTTGGCAAAGGCAATTAACTAGGAGTCTCACATGTCTTACCCCTCCGTTGACGGCCCTTACGGGCTTGTTCCGATCAATCTGATCGGCGGTCAGGTGTTTGCCGGTGCAACTCGTCAGATCCCCATTGCATCTGCTTCTGCTACGGCCATCTTTTATGGTGACGTTGTGAAGCTGGCTGACACTGGTCTTCTGACGAAAGAAACCGGCACTGCAACCGCGACCCCGGTTGGTGTGTTTCTTGGCTGTTCGTACACTGACGCTACGTTTGGCAAGGTGTTTCGACAGTTTTACCCCGGTGCTATTACTGCAAGCGACATTGTTGCGTATGTGCAGGACGATCCGGATGCACTGTTCAAAGTAGCCGTGACGAGTGCTGGAACCTCGACGATCAGCTATGTGAATCGCACCGCTGTTGGCAACAACTCGGCGCTGATTCAAGGTACTGGTTCGACGACCACTGGCAACTCGGCTGTTTCGATCAGCGCGACGACTGCGACCACGGCTACGCTGCCGGTTCGCGTCATCGACGTTGTACCCGAGACGGCGATTGCTGGCTATCCCGGCTCGTACACGGAAGTGATCGTGAAGTGGAATGCACCTAACGTCACTAGTCAAACTGTCGCAGGCGGGCATCAGTATCTGAACCCGACCGGCGTTTAAGGAGTGACAAATGGCTATTTCACGCGCACAACTACTGAAAGAGCTGCTCCCTGGACTGAACGCCCTGTTCGGCATGGAGTACGCACGCTATGGCGAAGAGCACAAGGAGATTTTCGAGACCGAAAGCTCCGAGCGTTCGTTTGAAGAGGAAACCAAACTGTCTGGATTCTCGGCCGCCCCGGTCAAGAACGAGGGCAGCGCGATTGCCTACGATAACGGCCAAGAGGCTTGGACCGCACGCTACACGCACGAGACGATCGCTCTCGGTTTCTCGCTGACGGAAGAGGCCATCGAGGACAACCTCTATGACTCCCTGTCGTCGCGTTACACGAAGGCTCTTGCCCGTGCGATGGCGTACACCAAGCAGACCAAAGCGGCTGCGGTTCTGAACAACGGCTTCAATTCCACCTACAAAGGTGGGGATGGCGTCGAACTGTTCAGCACCGCGCATCCGCTGGTGTCTGGTGGCACCAACTCCAACGAGCCCTCGACCCCGGCAGAC